GTATTGATAATGAACTGCAAAGAGAATGACCCTGAACTAGCTAAGTGTACTGATAAGTTTGGGCCATACATGCACATTAACTATCTCATCGCCAAGAACAGAGAGGGCGAGAGAGGTGTGCGAGATTACTTTAAATTTTATTACAAGCAAGGGAGGTTCTTCTAATGAATAATGATGTTCATTTTAGTTCTAAGACAGATGATTGGGCAACACCAATAAAGTTTTTCAAATCAATGGAAAAACGATTTGGTTCTTTTGATTTAGACCCATGTGCTGATGAATACAATGCAAAGGCAAAAGTTTATTACACTAAAGAAGACGATGGTCTATCTAAAGAATGGAAAGGTAAAGTATGGATGAACCCACCTTATGGTCGTGAGATTATAAAGTGGATGAAGAAAGCATACGAAAGTTATTTGACTGGCGCTACAGTAGTATGTTTAGTTCCATCAAGAACTGATACAAAATGGTGGCATGAGTATGCAATGAAAGCTAGTAAGATAGAATTTATAAGAGGTAGGTTGAAGTTTGGTTCTTCAAAAAACTCTGCTCCCTTCCCTAGTGCTTTGATAATTTATGACAACAGGTAAACACACATACATTGAGCGCCAAGATTGCACTGATTCAGGTGAAATCTTGTTTGAGAATTATTGCGAGACAAAAGGTATTAAGTATCATAGAGTTGGCTTTGATTCCCACCTAAATCCAGTAGCAAACTTTTGGAAAGTACACCCAACTATTAGGTCATTGCCCGATTATCTCGTTGAGATAGATGATGACCTAGCTTGGTGTCAAGTGAAAGGCAGCAACAATCTAAAGCTACATGACTTCGTAGAGTACAGTAACTTTGATAATTTATTTTCACATCAATGTGATTTTTATGTTGTCTTTTGCTTCAAAGATAGTAAACCTATATTTAGAACAATGAAAGACATCGCTAACTCCATTGTTGGTAAAGAAATCAAACAATGGCATGATGGTGTTAAATATATATCAGTACCACTATGACAGCAGAAGAACTCAGAGCAAACACATCCGAAAGGTTGAACACTCGAATCAATATGATTCGTGAAGAATCAAGAACGATATCACATCGTATAGCCATTCTTGAAGAGCGCCGCAAGGAGCTACAAGAAGAGAAGAATCATTTTAAGTCATTACTAGTCGAGCTTGATAAGTAATGTATAATTTATGTTTGAGGTAAGTGGTAACAGTAATGCCCACAAGGTTAAATTCATATTGGCCTAGTTGAATCCTCGAATGTGTGTGCCTCACTTGTTTGTACAGCAAGTGGGGCTTTTTATATACCCAAGGTTTCTCTAGTTATATTGATTGGCTTGCGACCTTCTATTGGTAGACCAAATAGATTGTAGTTCTGTTGGAATGGGTCAGGTAATCCAAAGAGTTCACCCTCTTGTCTCATTCTTTTTCTCATGAACTTTCTTTGTCTATCTTGTTTGAACTTTCTCATCTCTGGTACTATGTAATGCATAGTATCATACAGTGGTAATGTAGTCATGAATCTTGATTCAATAACTCTCTCGCTCAAGCTACCATCTTTCTCCATGATATCAAAGAATCTATTGAATGCATCAACTGTAGTTGACACTGGTGCTGGCATAAAGAAGTCAACCATAGCATCTCCATATCCTTCGATCTGTCCTTTGTATAAGAAGTACTTATTGATACCAAGCATACGAACACTTGAGTTGAACATGTAGTCTGTTACATATCCAAGTCTGCCTGATAAAACATCTTTGACTAAATCAACAGGCATACCCATTAGCATGAAGTAGAACATTAATTTAACTAATGCACCCATACCTTCTTTGAATAATTCAAAGTCACCATTTCGTACACCACTAGCAATCTTATTGAATGATAAGTTTCTAGCAGTATTTAATTGTACAATCATAAATGACTTCATGGTATACAACATACGAGCATTTGGGTTTTGCTTCGCAACCAAAGGCATACGAAGTTCAGTCAAAGGTTGATTGATAAATAGTTTTTGTACTAATGTTGATCCAATTAACTCATTCTCTGCTTGACCTCTTTGTTCCGCAGGAGTTTTCATTGCTCGCCAAAATCTACCATTTTCTCCCGGATTGGTTATCTCATCACTAAGAAGTAAGTTAATCTCTGATTGTATCTTCTTATACTTCTTATTGTTTTCGTATTGTTTCTTGAGTGTACCATCACCATTGAATGCTTTGGCAGCCTTCTTGTATCTGTTGTAGTTAGCATCCATTGTGGTGTTCTTCATTATCTTATCTAATGCTTTGAACCCAGTGGCAGTAAGACCATAGCTAATAATAGATGCTAGTCCTTTGTCTTTGCTTTGGAAACTTTCTTCAACTAACTTATCGTTGTCTAAAAATTCTTGTACCTTATATCTCTTATTACCAATCATTGATTGAAGGGTAGGTAAGAATCCATTATCATACATGATGAATGGTAAATCATATAGCTGAGATAGTGTTGATGTAAACTCTACCAATAAATTAAAGTAACTGTATTGTCTAAGGCCAACTAATAGTGGAGCTTCCCTAGCAGTTCTATCCATCAATGCATTGTAGATTTGAGGGAATGTACTATATAGTTTCTCTTGATCTACTTCGTTTTGTAATTTAGGGTCATTGGTCAATGCTTGTATTACACGACCTATTGTGGAATTAGGATTGTATTGTACCCTTACATTACCACCATCATTACTTATAGTCGGTTGTGATACACCAGTAAACTTAGCAGTTTCAATAGTTGTAACCATTTCGGTAATGTATCTACCTAATGCTTCTGAAGGACTTATGTAGAGGTCTACTTCACTATCATCTATCAACTCCTTAACACGAGTTTTAAATGGACTCGGCTTGCCCCTTCCTTGGAATCTTTGGTTGATAATCTTTTGTATAAATATTTCTTCCTCAAATGAGTTTGGTTGCAGTGGTGGTAGTGGTTTTGGTGCATCCTTATCTTCAGCAAAGGCAACACTAGTTTCACCATGCCTGGCTTGCCTTTGTTTAAATACTCTATTGGCTAGTTTCCTATTGTTGGTAGAGAAAACTTGTTGGCCATTTACTAAAATTCTATATGCAGTACCTTTGTTTTCTCTTCGTCTTTTGTTCTCAGCAGCAATAGCACTCTTAATATCTTTTACTTGTATGCCATACATCTTGGCAAAGCCCTCTAGTCCTTTCTTGCCATCAACAAATCTAGGGAAGAAGTTTTTCGTAAACTCCATCTTGAGTCCTGCTCTTGTAGCTTCAGTATGTAATCCATCAAGCATTGAACGAACTGCAAAGTAATCATTTAGAATACCATACTTTCTTAGTAATGAATCTCTTTCTGCAAATAACTCTTGAGCCTCTTCTTCTGTGTACCTAGATTTTTCTTGATCCATTCTAGGACTGAAAGATATAAGTGCGGCAAGTCTGCGATACTCTCGTACATTCTTTTTCTTAACTTTGTTAAGAGCCTTAGCCATATTCATACCCACTTGTTGGTATTGTAATATCTTAAAGTTTCTATCTCTTATGAATGTATTAAATGCTTTGGCTAACTCAGGGTGTATGTTCTCTAGCAACTGACCTACTGGTACTAAGAAACTTTCTATGTAACCAACTTCTTTCGTTGAGCCTTCTTGCTCTGCTGTCTCCTCTGCATTTTCGATAGCTTCTGCTGGTGATGCAACGGGGTCTCCAATCACATCATTTACATTTAGGTAAAGCTCACCAGTGACAGGAGATATTCTCTCTTGAACTTGGTCTATTAGTTTTTGATTTACAGGTCTAGCCTTAGGGTCTAACTCCTTCATCAATGCCGCTGAATCAAGAAGTAGTTGTGCTAGTGTTGGGTCAGCTAATACTTCTTTGCCAAATATATTTGCTATATATGATTGGACATCTTTGATAAATAATTTAGCAGTTCTGAAAACTTCTCCTTCTCTAAAAATACCATCTGTATCTTGCTTGATATCTAAATTACTTTTAGTGTTCGTCTCTTGTTCGGAGGTCATACCATAGAAAAACTCTTCCATAACTGCCCGAGTTAATTCATAACCTCTCATCAAATGCCTAGGTGATTTAAATTTATAATCTTTACCACCATATGCTTCGTCTAATACTTTTCTTTGTTTATTAGTAAGCCTCTTAGACATTGACTCCATCTTAGACTGGTATCCCTCAGTGCCATATCTATTCTCTAATGCTACTCTAGTCATAGCATGAAGTAACTCATGCCTCATTAGTCTGTCGGCTCTAGCAGATGTAGTTCTTCTGTCTCCATCTAGTAATGTGTCTAAGTTAATTACAATCATGTGTTCATCAGGACTGTAAAAACCCATAGCATTTTCTCTGCCTTTTCTTGGTCTGTATTCTACTCTTAACTTTTGACCCCTCTTGGTTTTAAGTAGCTTGTTTTCTGTTATGTTTCTAAACTTTTTCTCAAGGTAGCTTATAAGACCTGAATGTTCTAGCTCTGTTATTGGGTCTGGTTCTGGGGTTGGGTCTAACTCCAAGTCTGTTTTGAGAGGTTGCTTTCTTCTGAAACCAACATCGCTTTCGTATATATTCTTATCTCTATTTAAGAATATACCAACCCTTTCTTGATCTCCGATTGAGTTTAATCCCAAAAAGTTTAATGCACCATTACTAGGGAGTGAGCCGGGTTGATTTAATCCAAAGTTGCCTTTGAATACTATTCTCTTAGCTTTATCATCAGCATAATTTAGCACTAACTCTCTTACTTTTTTGCCAAATTTAGAACCTTCTGTTTTGTTTCCTTTGTCTTTGTCTAACTCTATTGTAATAGTGCCATCATCTTCTGTTATCTTCAAAGGTACACCCTTAAATTTTTGTTGAACCTGAGTGTTAAGATCATCTTCAGTAAATGGATTGTCATCAGTCTCAGTTTCTACCTCTTCCTCTGTCTCTGTCTCTGTTTCTTCTTCAGTCTCTACCTCTGCTTCAGTCTCTACCTCTTCCTCTTGCTGAGTATCTGTATCTACTTTTGTTTCGCTATCTGCTACAAGTGTATAACCTGCATCAGAAGAATATAAATTCTTGTATGACTTCTTGAACTCAGCCTCAGCTTCTTCCCTTGAGTCAGCTTCTACTGTACCATACACTTGCTCCCCGGTTTGCTTTGAGAAATACTTAAAGGTGTATGTTGTCTTTGCATTAGTGTCACCTTTGATTGGTGTTCTCTTGTCTTCTTTAGTTTCTTCCTTTCGGCTTCTTCTGTATTGCTCAACAAGCAATGCTTGTAAGTCAAGGTTAGCGGCATCTATCTCTGCTTGGTTCTCAGAACCTTGTTCTATCTTCTTTTGTAGGCCAAGTATATTATCTGTTACTTCTGAGTCTGTAAGTTCACCAACTGTTTTATCTACTGTGGATAACTTAAAGTCTTTAGCTTTGGGGTTTCTTGAATAAAAAGCACCAAGCCCATCTAGTGTAAATGATTGATCAGGGTCAGAACTATTTGGGTCTTTGTATGTAATAGTTTGTTTGCCATCAGGGTCAGTGGTGTATCCTGTCATCTCAACAATAGTAGTGTTACCATCTCTGTCGAACACCTCTATCATGGTTGGTTCACCCTCTTGATTACTATCGAAATCTTCTATTGCTTTACCAAAATCAAGGTTAGGTGTTGATGAATCAATAGCTATCTGTACATCCTTACCTTCTTTCTGTAGGAGTTTCTTCTCTTCGTCAGTCAATGTAATATCTTGACCTAGTGCAGTTCTAGTAGTGTCACCTGCTACAGAACCTATAGCACCAGTTAGTCCACCTACTGTGAACTCCATGATTCTTCGACCAAGGGCTTCTCCTGTAATAAATTCTCTGTCACTATCATAGAGATTCTTGGCAATTAAATCTAGTACCATACCATCTCCAATAGATTCTTGTGTTCCTTCTAATGCACCTCTGCCTAGTGCATTTTTTGCAGCAACACTGAATGCAGTCTTGGCAGCCTTCTCAGAAACTTTGCCACCCCTAGCTAATGTACCAAGAGTTTTGTTTATGAAGCTAGGCGCACCTGCTACATACTTAAATACAGTAGCATCTAAAGCACCTGCAATACCACCATGAATCATTGAACCATTTGTAACCATGTCCCTTTCTTCTTGATTCATTTCAAGCAATGACTTATTCATGGTTTTCTCTGCATCAGCAACAAACTCATCTGCTCTGTTCATGAATGCAGTGTAGTAAACTGCACCTGTACCTGCCATACCACCTAATACTGGGTTACCTGTAGCTAATGTTGTAGCACCACCAACAGTAAAACCAGCAGTACCATATCCAGCAAACTGACCAAGACCTCTAGCCACTTGACTAGCAATAAGACCTAATCCACTTTTACCAAAGTTGGGATCAGCATCCAACATTTTAGGTAACTTTTCATCAAAGAATCTACCCATATCTTGAGCATGAAGTAATGCTCTTTCTTGTTCTGCGAGCTTCTCTTCATTTCTTTTTACATAATCTTCGTATGGCGCTCTGTATATCTTTCTGCCTCTCTCTGTTCTATCAGGTTGTGCATAGTATTCTTCTTCGCTCATTGTTTCTCTAGCAATGAGGTCACCAAATGTTCTAGCACTTTGCTCGTATGTTTTACCGAATGTTTCAGAGAATCCAAGGAGTCCTTGTTTAAATAACTCAACGAATGCATTGCCTCGTCTTACTGACTCATCAAATCTATATTGATACTGTGGATGCTTATCTAATACTTTGTATACTAAAGTATTGTCATCCACATTAGCATAAGTCTCAGGGTCTTTTCTTCGTACCCTTGCTGCGAAAGACTCTATAGTTTCTGGAGTGGGTCTCGCCATTAGTTTACAATAATATTATAACGAAGGAGGAAGCATCCCGTAATTATAAATAGTTCTCTCTTTGTCTTTAGTGAGTGGTCGTACTGTCCTTGGTTTTTCTAATGCACTGACTGTATCATTCCCAAATGGCATCAATTCATTATCCATGTAAAGTCCTTCAGGGTCACCAAGTATCATGGTTGCGATAGCTTCTCCTCCTTCAAACTGATTAAAGAATGGACTATCTGGAGTCATGATATATTCTTCTCCATCAAACTTTCTTACTAATACTTTCTTGCCATCTCTATTTTGGAACTCCATATCATCACTTTCAGCAATGATATCTAAAACTGAAGAATATGTATTATAAGATGGTTTCTTAGGTTCTTTCTTTTCTTTGAGTAAATCACCAAACAATACTTGTCCAACAACAGTAGTGTAAGCCTCCTCTCCTAAACCTTCTCTCATATCTTTAACGAATGCCTTACCTGCCTCATCTGTGTAGGCTTCTCCTAAGACAGTCATAGCTATCTCTGGATTGTTTTGAAGTTTCTGCATGAAGGCATTGTCTAACTTCTTGGCTTGTCGCTTCTTTTGAAATGCTTGCACACCACTTGATATTTGTTCACCAAGTTGCATCATCGCTTGAGCCTCTAGAGCCGCGGCATTTGTCATTCCTTGTGCATATCCACTATAATCTAATAATCTTGGGTCTACTCTACTGCCTGCTTGAAATGCCATAATTAACCAAAAATCCTTTCTCCTATCGCACCACCCAATGGGCCACCAAGAACACTACCAACCATACCTCCTAGACCTGAGCTTCGAGTTGCATCAGCTTGTGCTTGTGCGCCCAATAAATTCATATCTTGAGACCTTTGTTGCATAGCCATATTGATTCCCATATTAGGGTCAAATAATTGTGGCCCTTGTTGTTGAGCCGCTAAATTAAATGCTTGTCCATATGCTTGTGTTCCTAATGAACCTGATAAAGATGGTCTACCAAATAAGAATGCAGTAGGGTCACCACCTGTAGCTCTAAACTGATTGAATGCTTGACCTAATGCACCTTGTTGTGCTTGACCTAATTGTGAGCCTAATCGTCTTGCACCCAAGCCCATCTGTCTACCTTGCATACCTGCGCCAATACCAGCTTGAGTTCCTCTCATAGCTTGGCTTCCAGCTTGCATACCTTGTCCACCAGCTTGTAGTCCTAAACCAGCCATTTGCATTGCTTGTCCTCTACGACCTTGTCGTATGGCTTCAGCACCTTGTTGCATACCAAATCCTAATTGACCTGCAGCCATAGCATCTCTAGCTCTTTGAGACCTTTGATTAGCTATTAGACCTTGTTGCTGAGATGCAAGACCTCCTGCAGTTCGTGCTTCTGCTCTAAGTCCAGACCTAGTAGCTTCACGACCAAGTAATTCTTGAGCTAATGTAGAAGCATCACCTACACGACCACGAGCAGCACCTGCCATTCTAGCAGCTTGGTCTGCTTCTCTTGCTCTTTCAGAAGATAGTCTACCTTCTGATTCTGCATATAAAGTTTCTGCTTGTTTTTGTTGTAATGCTTGTAGCTTAGTTAATCTTGGGTCATCTACACTTGCTTCTGACGATAATCGTTGTGCTTCATCTGCTGATAGTTGAGATAGCATATCAATCCTTGGGTCAAGGTTCTCAACATTTGCACCTAGTTTATCTGCTTCAGCTTGAAAGTCTTTTTGTAAATCCTTAAATTCTTCCCTATCTTGCCTAAATCCTGCAACATCTTCATCAAATGCAGTCTCTGCACGAGCAGTAAAATCTTCTATATCTCCCACTGCACCCATGACACCTGCCCTATCTTCGGCAAATGTATCAGCTAATCCTCTTGTTGCTTGAGCGGCTTCAAATGATTCTGGGTCAGCGGCTCTAATTGCATCTGTAAACTGACCACCAAACTGTTCAAGTTGAGCCATCTCTCTTTGCTTTTGTGCAGTATCTTGTTGCCCTGCAATCTCAGCGGCTCTACCTTGCATTGCAAGTAAACCCTCTTGACCTCCTTGACCAAATAATGCGGCTTCTTGGTCAGCTAACTCTAGGGCAGTATACTGAGGTCTAAACTGTGACTCAGCTTGTAAAAGTCTATTTTGCAATTCAGGGTCAGTAACACCACCAAAACTTTCAAAGTCTTGACCAAATAAATATTCACCCATTGCCTTTCCCGGATCAATTGGTGGTGGCTGATTAATTGTTGTTCTTCCTTTTCCTCCCATTATGCTTTAAGTAACTTGTTAAAATATTTGGTTGATAAATCTACTTTTGTAGGAACTCCATATCTATGTCTAATACCTATTAGTTTCTTTATCAATACATCTGGCTCTCTTGCTAATAAATCTAATGTTAGTTGCTTTAATACTTTTCGGTTTTCTGCAAATAAAAAAGCTAAGAATATTGCATCTCCATCTTTTCTATCTTCCTCCCAATCACGAATAAATTCCCATCCATCGTCATAATTACAATTGTACCACATATGTACACCCACAACCTCATCACCATCATATACTACTGATATTGTTTTTTTCATCATATGGTAAGTAACCATTGTGGTAATAATATCTTCACCCCAATCATCAAACACTTTACCATTTTCTTTCTTAATACAATATCCCACAATCTTTTCTACCTCTTTAGGTATACCATTAATTTCAATCCATTTCTTAACATATGATGCAAGCATATTAGGCTTTAGCTAATGTTAGGAATCCACCATAATATCGTCCATTCCCACCACCATCAAATACTTTTACAGTACAATAATTGGTATTACTACCTGTAATATGGTTATCAAGTTCGACAGTCACAAATGCGCCTGCATTTGATTGACCACTTGCTTCTTGTGTGCCAGTAGAGCCATCTTCTAACTCATTTCTGTAAATTATAAAGTCAATATCATCACCCGATGCACTTATATGAGTAACCTTATACCCATCTGGAATATCATAACTAGCTACATATCTAACTCCTTGATTGGTATCAGTATCTATAAAACTACCAGTTGTACTAACATAATCTGATCTCTTGAAATCAGCAGGAGGCATCTTTATCCTCAATCTATTATTCGGTGTTCCTTCTTCTACTTGTCTATCAACATATTCAGTGGTAGCTAATTTAGTAGAGTTATCGCTGACTGATTGTGTATTAGTAGTAGAGTTATTAGGTATTGCTGAATCTAAATTTATAGTTGTACTAGCTCCAAGGGCTACACTACCACCTCCAGATAATCCTGTGCCTGCGGTAACTGTAACTGCACTATTAGCTAAATTAGCATTAGTAATTCCTGCGCTCCCCGATAGTTCGGAATTAGTTAAGCCACCCACATTAAGTGTTGCGCTACCTCCAAGAGCAATTGAACCACCACCACTTAAACCTGTACCTGCAGTAACAGTTAATGAACTATTAGCAAGTTTACCATTAGCTATGCTACCTGCGAGTTCATCATTATTGATACCACCATTTTTAATTGTTACATCACCACTACTGACAGAAAAATTATCTGTATTAAATTTAGCTATACCTTTATTGCTACTTGTAGCATCTTCACCAGCAACAGTAAGTGTATTGTCGGCAATTGTGGTATCCATACCCTCGCCACCTGTAACAGTTAATGTTTCGCCTAAATCTATTTCATGAGTAGTACCACTGTCAGCATCTATACTAATACCATTATTAGTTAAATTATCATTATCTATAGTACCTACTTCTAATCCTGAAGCACCACCTTTAAGAACTTGGTTATCAGCTATTGCTAATGCAGTAGGAGCAGCAGTCGAAGAGCCTGTATTGCAAATAACAGACCTAGCAGCAATGTGTTTCATCTTAGTAAGAGGGACACCATTTGTAGAACTACCATCCTTTACTATTACTTGACCATTATTAATAGTAAGTGTTTGATCATCAGTTAGTGCTGTTAATGGAGTAGACTGCTCTACAATATCTTCCAAGTCTTGTGCTGTAACTTGTTCTCCTGTGCTAAATGCTTTACCTGTTGTAAATCTCTGTGTCATTATGTTGCTTTGTTTGTTGATCTAAATGTTTGTGCCGCTGATAGCTTGATAGCCCTTATGCTTGGCTTTCCCTCTAAATTTGTAATTGTAAATTGACCACCATAAGCCCTTTTATTTCCTATTCTACCACGAATGGCAATATCTTCATTTGCAGCTAGACCAGAACCATTATTATAAGTTCGCAAAACTCCCAATGATACTTCGGAATCTATGTTCTCTGTTTCAAAATCTATTTGATAATTTGTAGGGCCAAATGAAGGGGATTGAGATTGTATTTCAAATGAATTAAATTTCTTTCGGTCAATGTCATTAAATACATACATCCTAGTTTTCATTTCACCATCTATCAATATTGAAGTTGAATCAGTCTGCCCTATTGCTGTGATAACTGTATCATTACCATTTCTAGCATTATTTGAAAACTCAGCTTCATTGCCTGCAATAAGGTGAACACCACCATCATTATTAACTACATAAAGCCCTCTTCTATCACCTTTACCTGCTATGACTAAATTAGTGTACTCAAATACTGGGCTAGTATTAATTTGGTCTATTGATTCCCATGACTGTGTTAGGAAATTATAAACTAATAAAGCATTATTAACATCAGCATCATCAGCACCGGGAGAAGAATCAAGTGGTACTGCTAGATAGTATCTGTTGTCAAAGTAAGCAGCAACTGATTTATTAGATAACCTTCTATTGATTCTATCAATTGTTGCTTGTATTGATTCCGATAAAGGTGTTTGAGTTCCACGAAGATTGTATTCGTCTAAGAACTCTAAGGAATATACTCCATTATCTGATAAGAAGAATACATTCTTACCAACTTGTACAATTGATTTTCTAGCTGTTGCACCGATTTCATCGGTAAGGATTTGGGATGTAGCATTCAATGGGTTAGTTGTTCCAGACACTCTATGAATACTATTCTTATTGAATATTAATATAGAGTCTTCTGTAAATGATACAATCCCTACAGTAAAATCTGTGCTACCTGCATTGAATCTAAATGATGCATATATTTTGTCATATGTATTGTTGTCTAATATGTCTGATACTATAAGCTCATCGTAAACATTTCTAGAGGCATTGCTACTATCGGGGTCATACTGATATGGTACTATTAACCTTCTTTGGTGTAAAATACCAAACTCTGGTGCAGGCATATGTATAAATCCTAATCCTTGTGGTAATGGAGTTTCTACAGTAATATGTTTTGATGATTGGCTAGCAGTAACATCAGCAAAGAATTTAAAATTCTCATTCTGTAAATCTATCGAACTTACTTTTACTTTATCATTAACAGCTAGTCCTGTCATGTTACTTGAAGTTACTGTAAGTTCTTGACCTACTTTTAACTTAGTTAAATTAGCATAACTAACACTTGCCATAGTTATAGTTTTATCCGCAGCAGATGATGCACTAGTAGATGAAACTGATTCAACTTGTGTGTAAACACCACTAGGTACTGGTGTAAACTGTGGGTGTTCTCTTACTGTGCCAGTACCTGTTGTAGACTTATGTGCAACAAATACTACACCTACAGTATTGGTAGCAGCACCTATTGTAGTAAAATCACTATCACCTGTTGTTTGAATTTTATATGTTCTTCCTGCAACTATTGCTGTACTAGCCACATCGGCAGATGTATTAGCATCAATCTTATTAATTGATAAATCACACTCTAGTGCAGTTTGACCCTTGTTAAATATTATAACTTTATTGAATGCTTGAAGTATTTCTACATTTTCACTAATGTCTGTTCCTGCTTCATAAGGTATTGTATATGATGTTGGGTTAATTGTTTGACCACTTGTAAATGAGCTAACTTTAACAGCAGTTAGAGATGTGTCTGAAGCTAACAATATGTAGCTTTCATTATCAGCAGAGTTTGGATCAGAAAAAGTTCCTGACCCATAAATATTTGTGATAGCAGTATCTTGTACAACAGGGAAAACCACTCTTGAGCTTGTATCAGTTCCTGCTCCAAATCCAGTTCCTGTTACAATTAAATTTGATCCACTTACTGTGTATTCATGAGTTCCATCTGCTCCAGATACATCACCCGCATTTGATATTCTTATAAACCCTGTGTTTGGTATATCAGCTGCAAATTGATAATTAGTTATAGTTAATTGTGTAGAACTATTTTGAGTAACAGTACAAGTATTATCATCACCTAAGAAAAATGGTAAAGTAAGAGCTTGTGCATTAACGACAATAGGAGATGCTTTTACATCAGCGCCCAAACGAATAGACCATTGTCCATTCCTATCACACCTTCCATTCCTAGAAACTTCTAAAACACCTTGAGGTAATTGGTCGGGTCTAAGTCTGTTGTTAAATCCAACAAAACCTGCATCTAAATCCTCAAGAGTTCTATCGTCCCTTGCTCCATATTTATCATATCTAGACATTTAACATTTCCATCTACGAAGGGCTAATGCTTTTCTCGTAGGTCTTCCTTTTGAATCCTTCATTGGCCCTTTTACTCCTGACATTCTAGCACAAAAAGATTTCTTACGAGCCTTTCTCTTGCCAGTAGGCTTAGACTCAGTAACTGGTGGCTTTAGATTAGCACCAGTCTTTCTTTTGAAGTAAGCTCTACCCGCGGCAGTTAGTCCACCTTTCTTTGACTTATGTTCTTTTCTCATATAGGTTTTCTTTTGTAATCATTTGAATTGTAATCCTTAATAACTATTCCCATGGGCTTGTATTCACTTTCCTTGTAGCCAATCCGACCCGTTACAGGTTTCTTGCCTTTTTTATTTGTTGCAGTCTCTACTGGCATTCCTTTGTTCATGCTTTTTTTCTTTTATGTGAGTAAGGGATTCTCTTACTACTTGTTTTGGTTCTTTTAAATTTTGCTTTCTCAGATGAAGACATCTCTGATGCAGTTTTCGGTGTCTTTGATGAAACTCTTTTAGATGGTCTACAAGCTGGATAGGCTCGCTTACTTCCTTTAGCAGACTTTCTGCCACAAGGTTTCCCGGTCTTTACATCTACCCACTTCTCTTGATGCCATCTTCTAAGACTCATACCTTCTTTCTCTTATAACCACTAGCAGTTCGTTTCTTGCCATCTGGCCCTTTAACTTGACCTTTACATACTCTTACTGCATAGCTATTAGCATAAGCTGATGGATATACATCATACTTTCTTTTAGCGGCTGCTTTACCTCTAGCGCATAGTTTACCCATTACTTGCATCCTCCTTTTTTCTTAGCCATTCTCTTCAATGTCTTAGATTGACCAGCATGGGCTTTACTTGCTTTGTCTAGTTTTTTAGCTACTGATATAAGTTTTCTGTGCATTATTTAACCTTTCTTCGCTTCAAAGCCTTGAAGTCAGCACCAGTAATTTTATTACGAGGTGCTGCTACTTGGGCTAATTTCTTTTGCTTTGGACTATATTTGCTGAATGGCATTATTTTTTACCCCTCTTCATAGTCTTTTTCTTAGGTGGTCTACCTACTTTACTTCCATATGTTCCTTTTCCTCTTGGCATATTATTTTCCTCCTGTTAGTTTGTTATATATTGATTTAATAAAACTAATGATAGAATCCTTAGTCTTACATATACTACATTTCATTTGTGTTGTTCCTTTTTTCATAAATATTTTATATAAAATAAATCCACCTAGTGCAATACTCACTAATAATCCTGCATCCGCAGGTTCTGGTACACTATTATAATCTATTGTAAGTCTATAATCTACTTCGTCCCAACTGTATTGGACTCCTTCGTAGTATAAACCATCATATTCGCTATATGCCCATTGTGGTATAGATGGTACATTAAAGTAATTAAAATTGCTAATTGATATAGTATCATCCCAATAATAATCAGGTTCTACTACTAATTCAGGGTATTCAAGTTCGTGACTCATCTTGTTTATTTTTATCTATTATATGCCTTTCTTGTATTAATATTTTTAACTTCATGTTAAGGCGAATCATGTCGTTGTCTAATGCTTGTATTTGTTTCTTAAGCTTTCCTAGTGAGCTACCACAATCATCCAAAGCTGGATTGACTGTATTGGTCACCCACTTCCATATGTGCCACACAAAAAAACCAAGACCTATAAGTGCAATTAATGAAAAGCCAAACTTGGCTATCATATCTGCCCAATGTTGAAATTCGTAACCACTCATTAGTCGTCTCTACAATCCTCCTTGCCTTCACTTGCCGCCATCCTATCTAGATTTGGCTCGCAGTTAAATGCACAAGAGAAGTGTGCATCTATTTTAATTATATCATTATTCATGTTATCCACTTTGTTTTCTAATGAAATCAAAGAACTAGATAATCCACCAATGCGATCCGATACTTGTTGTAGTATGAACTTAAGAATAATGAAAAGAAACCAACCAACTGCCAATGCACTTGTAATTGGGATTCCTATTTGTTCTACAAAATTTAATATATCTCCTACCATTATTTTTTAAACACCGATCCTATGATTGCTAATAATTCTTTTATAAATGCCACAATTTTCTTAAAAGGAAAAAAGATAAGCACTATTGATATTATACCAATATATGCAAGGAGCATCTTACTAAGGTCTCCTGAGTAGTTGCTAAAGATGTATTTAAAAAATTCCATAATTAATTAGTTGGAGATACTTGTCTTAGACTTCCACCAAAATCTATAGGTGTTTCTACCTTTGGTATCTCTGTTGTTGTTTGTTGTTGGGTAGGTTCTGACTTGACTTCTTCTGACTGTGTACTAGTTTCAGAGGATGATTTTTCTTGAGACTCTTTCTGTTCTTCAGCTTTTTGTTCTTGGGGCTGCTCTTGCTTATCTGACTTACCTTTTTCTTGCTCGCTATCTTTAGACTCCTTTGATGAACTATCTTCTTTTGATTCTTGCTCTTTTTGTTGTGACTCTGACGATTGTTCAGTTTGTGAGGGTTGATCAGTTCGAGAGGACTTTTCGGAGGAAGAACTATTGGAAGAAGCAGAGGATTCAGGTGTGGTGTCCGAAGTCTCACCAGTTGATTGAGAAGTCTGTTGTGGTTCGGAAACCTGAATCTCGCCACTCTCAATCTTGCTCTGAATTTCAGAAGAAACATTAGCGGCAACACTTTGTGCCTCAATAAATTTTCTAGCGATAACTATCTCACCCCATGTGTTGATATTATCAAAGTCAACAAAGTTATCTACAAACTGAGGTACTTCTACTCGTCTTTCTACAACATCATTAGCTACCTCAGCTACAAAAGTCTCAGTTACATCCTTTGCAATCTCTGTCTGAGTAACTGCCGCAGATGTTACTGCCACACTTCCTGCTACTCCTAAATTAGAAAAGGTTTCTACTACAGGCACTTGTTGAGCTTTCTTAATCATCTTCTGTATAAAAGACAAATGCTCTTCTCTTTCTTCAATAGAACCAAGAGTGCCTTCAGCATCTACATTAGTCTCTGATACACCTTCATTATTTAGAAGTGTATTAAGAGCCTTAGAATGCTCTACAAGGAGTTTCTTTGCTTCTTTCTTATCCATCTATCGTTTTCCTCCCGGAGTGAAGTAAAAGCCAATTATAGCCCCTAGTGTGGTTATTGCTACTAAAGAGATGTGTCCTGTACTAATTGATGTGGTAATATCGCTTCCAGATGGAAATGATATAAGTCCCCATAAGATGTCCCAATTTTCTTTGTTTTCTGGTGGGGTGAAGGTAACGAGTGTAATGTTGGGGTAGAGGGTACACCATATTGAGATTGCCGCGAAGTTGAGCATCCCAATAAGAGCAATAAGCCTACGAGTAGCACGAGTGAATATAGAAGTATCCTTATCTGTTTCACCGAATACAGCTTTCTGAAACTCTGCATTAGCATTTGACATTGACATGTCTCTGATGAGTTCTCTTTTGGCCTTGGACTCTCGTGCATCATTAGCGCTTTGAAATATCCCCCCAATAATCTTTAGCATAGAACCCATGCCTGTAGCTCCTAATGTAGAGAGAAGCATTGTTACTAAACCAAACATACATTATTTATCCTTTAGTATTTTATATATTGATATAACAGTTAATGTAGCTACTAAGAATGAACATGTTATAGATGCCAAAGAATCAACACTCTGTAGGCTAAAACTAGCCCAAGTACCAAACATAGATGCTGATAGTCTTTGTACTATGTCTTCCATATTATTCTTCCTCTGCTGATGGGAAGGTGACAGTCGTTGTGATCGCTGACTCTTCATCTTCTGTTAGTTCGTATCCGTCTACGACAAGAGCATACTTGCTGTTAGCAGTCACTTTTGGGTAAGTATGATAACGAGTACCACTACCTACTCTATGGTAAGCATAGCCTCGTCTAGCACCCTCTGTGTCTGCTCTTGCAATCGCATCAGCCTTTGTGTCGTATACTAAGTAGTTAATTGTTTCTTCGCTCATAATTAATAAATTGTATAATAATTGTTTATATCATTTTCTATATCGGCTCTGTCATCAAATAAATCAGAGTTATAGATAATGATTTCTTGAATGTCACCATCCCAAAAGTTTGTACCACTATCGTGATTTGCACCTATATTTATGCCCACCATAGATTGTGTGCCGGGACTGTTTGTATTTTTAATTACCCCATCAATAATAAATCTTGATGAAGATCCATTAAATCTTGATTCAAATAAGTGTTGGTCAGCATCTGCATCCTCTCCAGTCGCTTGTACTACACCAGCAAAAGCTGCAAACTGTCCGTTTCCAACTGTATTTAATTGAATCATATTTCTCCCGGGATTATTGTGACCATCAAATATTTTTTGATTATCATCTACATATACCCTTAATTTAGCTACAGCAAATGCAGTATTCGGTTGAGATAAATCACCTTGAGTGTAAGTTGCTCTTTCTAAAAAGTCATCAGTCCCGTCAAATTTTATTGAAGGAATGCCATCTACTTTTACTTGAGAACCACTATCTACAATTTTTGGTTGGCTTCCAGCAGTTGTTTGGGATACATCATTGCCATTACCACTTTGATCGTACAAAGTTTCAACAAAACCATCTCCTTGAAAAGTATATAAACCATAATAGTTATTGATGTTGGACTCAATCCTGAAGCGATTGTCTGTTTGGTCTGAAGTGTAATATATTATTTCAGAAATTGTACCTTCCCAATTATCTGCACCAACTGTAGTAAATGACTTACCTCCAATAACTGGAGTTGGAGTCACTGATTCTACAGTAGTCTCAGCCGCTGTATCAAAAGTATTTGCATTGACTCCTATTTTTGCATTAGAACCATCTTGTATAGCTGTAATTAAAAAATTATTACCAGCACTTGGATTAACTGAAGATGATACTGTGGTAGCATCGTAATTGAACTTTTGAACACTACTTTGTTCAAATACTCTAAATCCAGCACCAGCCCCAGTTCTTGCATCAAATAAAATATCAGTTCCAGTTGATTTAGTAACTACACCAAATAAACTTACATCTTCTCCGACTGAAACAGTTGAACTAAGCTGAAGGAATTTACCACCATCTGAATAATCCAATGAGCTTAGTAGTGTTCCACTTGATGCAATCTTTGGTTGGTTAGCAGCAGTTTCTTGAACTGCATTGTTTAAAAAACCAGCTTGGTCGTACCAAGTGTGAACAAAAGCTGAATGTGTATGAGATACTACTCTGAAATTAGTTACAGCAAAAGTTCCATCGTCACTATCTGCAAATCTTATATGTGTTGCAGTTCCAGTATTTTGGTCACAAGTAAGTGTTTTTGTATAACTACCAGAGGAATTTATTGTTATACTATTTGACCTATTTTGAGTTGTGTTTACTCCATCAGATGTGCATAAAGATGGACTTGCACCACCAGTAAGAACAATATCAAAGGATACAACAATAACATCGTTAAGATCACTTAGGTAAGGAAAATATCCTCCAGCTGCATCTGTTACAGTAGCAGTAAAACTAGAGTTAGTAGCATTAGTAAAAGAGTCTGGTCTATCTGAAGCTGAAGATCCTCCTTCTACGGCTACACCTACTGTTAGAACTTCATTTAAAAAACCTCCAAGGGTAGTGTCAGTTGTCCGTCCACTTTCTCCACCTACTTCAGTTGTATTTAGGATTGAAGAGCTAGCACTTACTTTATCTTCTGAATCAAAAGCTACATTTACCTCAATGTCATCTGAGCCTCTACGAATACGAACTGCACTACCAGTATAACCATTATTAACCTTACGAAGACTGTAAGCAGCTGAGGCTGTAGAAAAAAGAATTGAGCTAAACTGTATGTCAAAAGAAATATTAGATGATACTAAAGAGTAAACAGAAGTCCAAGGATATTCTCCATTTGTTGTAGCGGCTATATTACTAGAACTTACAACTAAAGTCCAAGTAGAACTATCTAAATGAAAATAAATAATTGAGCTTTTTTCCCATCTGCTATTAGATGAATTAAAAGTATAAGTTCCATTTACATTTGAATTATTTGAATTACTTACAACAAAAGAACCACTAGTAAAATTAGTACCACCCACATTGCAAGGTAATGCAGTCTCTAGTTTACCATTTACCCAATCTTCTAATGCACCACTAGAAACTTGATTAGCTGAAAAGTTTTCTTCGTCATTTATCGTAGCATCTGTATCGTGAGGCTCTCTACGAACTCTTACTACAGAGCCATTCATTGCACCAATGTCTCGCAATGAATAAGCTGCTGCCGAACCACCAAATCTACCAGCTATCCCTAAATCAGTATAAGCATCAGCATAGCCATGCTTTATATCCCAAGCACCACCTAGATTACCTTTAAGAAGGTTCTCTGCTCCACCTAGTATTTCTGATGACATTATTGAGTAAATTCTGAGGCATGAACTTTACCAGATGTACCACCTACTCTAATAAACTTAGCTTTCTCTGCTGTTTCTTTTGCCCAAGTATATGAGCGACCAGCAAACAAGCGATGGCCAACTGTAGCAGAAGGAGCGACACCATCATAGGTTACTCTTACATCTGCATCTTGAACATCGAGTACGATATATCTTGTTAGTTCATCAAAAGAAGTGGAAGTATTCCCTGAGAGACTTGCACTTGTAAGTAATGTTACTGCTGAGTCAGCAACAGTTAAAACTCTGTCTCCTATTGTTCCATTAGGAACAGGGTATAAATTGACTACATTTGAATTAGGCATAATATTTTATCTTGTTGATCTGTTTACATAAGTTGAAAACTTATGATTTAAAGAGTTGTTATTGTTTATTATATCAATGCGCTCAAGCTCAGTTGCTAAGAACATATCTGCCTTTTGTTCTTCAAAGGCTGCTTTGTCATGCTGACCATCCATTCTTAAGAAATCTGCATAAGTTCCATGAGCAGTATAATTAAAAAATTCTAATGGTATTTGTTCATATTGGCTATTGAAAGGTAATAAAAGATCATTAGAACTTCCTGATGGATTTGGAAATACTAATGGTTTTTTATAAGTAACAAACACAGAGGATTCATTGCCTGCATTAATAACATTAGCGCCATCGTCAGCTACATAAAAATCATATTCAGTAGCACTATTCTTCATAAATGCATTATTACTATGTATTCTTATAAAGTCTTGTATAGTGTCCTTAGCTGTTTTACCACTTAAAGTTAAAGAAGAGAAAAAATATGTTTCATCATATTGAACCAAACTCACTTCATCTATTACAGGAAAACCACTAATATTTCCATCCACTATAGTCCATTGTTTTACTTTAGCAGGACTAGAATAATCTGTATAAGTACCATCAGCTTTAGCTTTTTGTGTTATCGCAGGAGGATTGCTAGTAATAGAAACCACCCCATCGTCATCGACAGTAAGAGATGTAGATTTTACAAAAACCCATCGCTTGTCTGTTGCTGTTTTATATAAGACAATTGGTGGATTTCCATAATCATGTTTAGCTTGTATATAGTAAGTCTCTGTACCTGCACTATTTGATCCTAATTTATAATAACCTCCATCAACTTCATAATAAATACTAGAATCAACAAGACCACTTACTTTATATGAGCATAGTTTTCTTTCTTCAGAAGTTACAACATATCTTTCCCACATAGGAGTAAGATTGTAAGCCATTCTTAGTCTTCGTTCAGCTAATGATTTTAAATTAGTTTCTTCTTCTGAAGTAAAGTCATTAACACCTGCTAATGATTTTATTAATAAGAAAAGGGCTGCTGGACTTTTGTTTACCATTATGCTTTATTAGGTGAAAGGTCTGAGTGTTTCTTGTTAAAGTATTGTAAAAATTCTTTGGATAAAACCACATCTGAGCCATACTTATCAACTAGTCTGAAGTATTCTCTAGCTGGTATAGTTGCTACACATTTACCAAGTGTAGGATGAGTCTTTCCTTTTAGTTCACTAGCTTCTTTACGAGCTATGTCTGTGCGATGAGCTTCGCTCATTTTTTCTTGAAGAACTGCATTATTGATATGATCAGCTAATGCTTGGCAATGCTGTTTTTCGTCAATTGGTTTATCTTTATAATGTAATATATTCATAGTAAAAAAGGGTGGCAGGTAACTGCCTACCACCCTATTGAATTAATTGTTAGCTTGTAAGCCCTGAACCTGCAGTTGGATAGTAAGCTACTAAGAGTTTGAATTTACCCTTTGTTGCATTACCGAATCCATTGCCTGTACCATTAGATGATACATTGAACTGAGAAACCACATGAGATGAAGAAGTTGCACCATTTAATAATGCACCTGTGTTTACATACCCTTGATTGTTTGTGTCTCCAGTAAAGCAATTTGTTACTGCTACAAATCCATCAACATCGTCATCTCCACAAGAGATTGTTGCATCAGAGATAGCTGAACCAGTAGATACTGATGCAGTTACTAACTCTTTAACTTCAATGCTTGCTTTAGCGATAAGACCTGTAAGTGCAGTCCCAGATGGGAACTGAACTGCTGTTGATTGAGCGCCTGTTGAAGCTGATAGTTCGCTTGCATCAAACTCTACTTCGTGAGTATAGCCTTGTGCAAGGGTTTCTAGGTTTCCGATTTTATTTAATACTAATGCCATGTTATTATCCTCCTATTCTATTAAGCAGTTATTTTACCATGAGCCGCTGGAGCATATACACCAAGTGTTAATGCACAGTCAACAAAACCTCTTTCTCCACCACCCATGTTAGGTAGACGAGAAGAACCCATAGGAATCAATTCGTGAATACCATAGTAGTCAGGATTGATTAAATAACCACGAGCATGAGAAGCATTAGCTCCTGTAACTGTATCAGGGTTAGTTTCTGGATTCATGTTTACGATAGAAACAATACCAAAGTCTGATTGATATACTTCAACAGATAGTTTGATAGTTGAATCAGAACCATTGTAGTTCACTGAGCGAACACCTGGATTTGCACCATTAGCTGCATCAGCACCGAAGCGAGCATAATCTGCAATAGCTTTACGAAGACTTGTGTCAGCGATAAGTGTAAGATTATTAGCTTCACCATTTGCACGATAGATTGAGCGAATGATTGTGTTGAAGTTAGACTCAGTTAATGAAGCACCACCAGATTGAATTGAAGCTGAAGGTGTGCGATATTCTGCAGGAACTGGGTTTGTTGTTTGAGCGCCATTTTTGATGAACTCTCCAAGACCTCTCATCTTGTAAGGAACAGCACCTGTTTCAGCTTGCTGATCATTGTCGGATAATAGAGTTGCCTCAACATCTCGTTTTAGTTCACGAATAGCTTTAGCTTCTGCTTGAGCTACTTTAGCTGGGCCAACTGAATCAACTGCTTCCTGTAAGTCAGAAACTAAGAAGTCTCTACGGAATTTTTGAATATAGTTGCCAAGTCTTGCACGAGATGCGAATTGGTCTGTGAATGTTGTAACATCAGCACCTTCACTGATACCAGTGGTAACAGGAGATGATAATGAATCGACAGTCCACTCAACAAATGTAGAAGATGCCTTCTGTTTGTTGGCAGACGAAAGAGCTGGTGTTTCTTCAGGAGCAAGGATAGTCAAGACATCAGTCAAATCCTCACGATTAGAAACAGCAGACCCTTGTCCAGAAGTAGCACTAGGTGCTGCTGGATTGAATGTATCTGAGATTGCCATTTTATTTTACTTTCTATTTAATTTACTTTGTGAGTTGTTTTGTACGAAGTTTGATGAAATCATCTCTAGTTCCCGAAGATTTAAAACGACTGTTCAGGTCAGCCAAGGCTTTTTTACTTTTGTTAGTACGACCCGATGCTGGCGCTGCGGTAGCTCCTGTCTTTGGAGGATTTAAGTTTACATTCTTTTTAGGAGTGTCAGATACTAGCTTTCTTCCATAAATACTATTAGCTGCATGAGCAATAATATATGGGAGTTGTGCTGCGATATCAGGGTCAACATTATCTTGCAATTCAATGAATCGTTTATCATTTATCATTGCCTCATATTGTGATCGAGTATCGTTATCTTCACCACTTAGCCAAGATAATTCTTCTTTGGCTCTTGTACTGAATGCTTCTTTAAGTTGCTTTCCATTTTCAGTAGCTTGTATCTTACCAAGTTGGTCTGGCAAATAAGTATCTCTAGCTTTTCTAGCTTGCAATAAACTCTTGCGAACTTGTGCTTTCGTAACTTCTTTACCTTCTACTTCAGTAACTACATCTTCAGCCGAATATCCGTCTGCCTCAAATAATGTATCCTCAGCCCAAGAAATGATTTCATTAATCTCTTCTGACTTTTTTTGAATACCTTCTAATGATTTGATATTTGAGTAAGGGTTATTCGCAACCTTTGGTTTTGAGTTAAGTATGTCATTCTTTTGTTTACTTAGCTCGCCCTCTAGTTTAGCTAACTTTTCTTCTGCTTGCTTTCGTCTAGCAGTCAACTCGCCAAAACGAGCAACAGCTTTACTTCCAAGTTTTTCGGAAAGTTCCCTCAAATCCTGCTCAGACATATCATCTAAGTTGTACTGTGAAAGAACATCGTCAGTATTAGTTTCTTCTGTAGTTTCTTCAGATTCTTCGTGTACTTCTTGAGTTTCCTCTTGTACCTCAGCAACTGGTTCTTCTACTTCTGTTTCCTCTACTGGTTCTAAAACCTCTTCCGTTGACTCCTCTTGAGGAGCTTCTGGTTGAAGTTGCCCTAATCTCCTAGCTGCTAATTGAGCTGGAGTAATGTTTTGTCCCGCATGATTTTCTTTTAGTGCCTCAGCGACTGCACCTTTGATTTCATCTGTCATATTTATCCACTTTCTTTGCGCCTAAGCGATTGCGATAAATTCATTATAACATACTACCCAAATCGTCTTTTGATATCTTCGTGATTTGCTATCTGTAGTATGTGGTCATATGCAAGAATCATCCCACTAATTTGATGTAAGTCATCATAGTTTGCTTTGTGAAGTTCTGATATAGCCTCTTCTCTAAGCTGATGTATATTGTTAATAAAGACTGCGAAAGTCTCGTGGTGTTGTAGTGTTTGGATTGATTCTTCTAGTGAAATATTAATCTTCATAATTTATTACAGGATACTCTCTATATTCAGTTCCTTTACGAAGTGGTCTATTAATTCTAAGAACTTCTGGCTCTTTACCACCAGTGTAATTATATTTTAATATTGTACCCCCATCTTTTGCTTTTTCAAACTTATAACTTTTGAACAATGGTTCTCCATTTTTTCTAGCCCATGCATTATAGTTTCTAGCTCTTCTGTTGGCATGACCTCCGTAAATATACTTCTTGCCATCTCTTTTATCCCTACCTGTAACAATGTCAAGAGTTTCCATAAATGCACCTTGTGCATCACCTTCTATGAGTTTTGTTTTAAAATTTTTAAATAAACTCTTTGAGTTCCAATATGTATCAGATGCCGCAAACTGTAGCTCTTGTGGTAATGAGTTCCAATTCTTTTCACCAATTTGTTTTTTTATTGCACGAATTTGATCACCTGTCATCAAGACTGCTTGGTCTCTAAATGGTAGATTTTTATATTTTTCTTCTATAAACTTAATGCCATATGGATGTGTTGTAGTATTATCTTCTAAGCTACTATGAGCTTCTGTACCTTCATTGAAAGCTAGATATTTATCTACAAATATATCCTCGTAAGACCTATCGTCAGTTTTTGGCTGACTACCCAACATCATTGTTGCTAGTTCAATCATAGTGCTTGAGTTTGGATTCCACCCATTTGGGCAGGTTCTGTACCTATTCTACCAATCTGAGCATTCTGTGCTTGTTGCATTTGGAATGTATACTGACCTGCATACTTCTGCATTCTTGCTGCGAATGCTTGGTCTGCCGCCAATCTTTGTTGTACATCAGGTTGTGATGTATATTGCTCAATTACATTCATAGCTATCTGCGCTCCATTAGGTCTCGCAGGCATTTCAATACCAGCAAATATCTTAGCTAAGTCATCTGTTACTTGCTTGATTACTTGGTCTTGTGCTGCTTCTACTGGTTGTAATATTTGGTCAGCTAACACTGGGTCTACTGAGTTTGCTATTACTGTAAGTAAATTATCTACATTGATGCGACCATTCCTATCGAGTTGAGTTAATGCTTGTATCTGAGCTAATTTTTTTTCTTGTGTTTCAGGATCAGTATTAAGAACATCGTAGGAAATGGTAACATCAAAGTTTTCATTTGGATTACCTTTACCGAAATTTTGTGGGTCTGGAGAACCTGTTACTCTAAAGAATATACTATCAGGGCCAAACCTTTGGAAACACTTGTATGCAAGTTTAATAACTTCTGAACTGTGTTTTAAAAATTTATTTACCAAGAACTGTAGCTTAAGCTGACTCATTGCTGATTCATCAAGACCCATAAGTCTGTCTGCTTGTTGTAGCAATGTTTGCTCTATCTCCACAGAACCAGTTGGTGGTGGTGGAGTAGGGCCAAACTCAAGGTCTCCCTTTCGTCTGTATGGGATATATCTTCCCGGCCCATAGTCAGTAGGAGCTTGTCCTACAGGATGTAAGATTGGTGGAACTGTCGCTAAACTATTTCTGTCAATCCTAGAATCTCTCTCCACCTTGACTTGATTCTGAATGCCCCTCAATAAATCAGGAACAGTCATTGTATCATATAGTCTTTTAGAATCCTCCGAATACTTTGTAACTACGATAGGATAATCTTCATATCCATTAAGTAATTCATGTATTGCAAATGCTGGAGCATTCTCATTACCACTGAATTGTTTATGGAATACTGTATAGTAAATCCCTTCTGAACCATCCTCTGGGTCAATTAATCTTTGGTATCCATAAACAAGCTCTATTAATTCTTCAGCTTCGTATCCGTAATCCTGTATTAGATTTGATCGTCTACCTTCTTGTTGTTTCTCAATGTCAAGAACATCAACTCCTCTGTAGTTTTCAATCATCTCTTGAACGAAGTCTGCATCCCAACCATCTGTAGTAACTTTTAGTTCTAGTTCTTGTGGGGTGTAGAAGTTTCTCCAAAAACAATATGGTGCTTTCTGTGGGTCAGTCACATATGGTGGAAAGAAAAAGTCAAAGTCAGGTGCAAGTGTTTTGATTTCAGGTGCATTGACTGCTCGTCTTACGATTGGCAATGTTGCTTTACCATCTCTTCTTAGTTCCTTGATTGCTTGCTTTGCTCGCTTTTCTGTTACTCCTTCAAATGTTTGTTGAAGCATAAATATTAAATCTTGCTCATTGCCTCCTACCTCAATTGCTTTTGCAACTTCTGGTTCTACTAATGCAATCTGAGCTAAATCTAACTCTTGTAAAAATTTTCTATCTTCTCTTTGCCAACCAACATGTGTAACTAAGATTCCTCGTTCCAACAAATAGTTACATCCTAGTTCCATCTCCTCAGTAAACCTAGTAATGTAACCAGAACTAATCATCCACTTCAAAAACCCTGAGACAATCTTTGCTCTAGGTAAATCAGAAACCTCAACGGGGAATGCTGATACATTCGCTCTGTTGAGCGAAGACATCATCATTGCTACAATCCTTTGTATTCTTTCATCAATGACATGGGACTCAATATCAGATGCACCTTCCCAAGGGAAAGCATCTGCTCCATGTTTTCTAAGGTCACGACTTTTGCCATTCCAATAGTTTCGTCTATTATCATAGGAGTCACGACATAAATCAAAGTATGGTTCTAGTTCATTTACAGTTTGCTCGTAGGCATGTCGTAGATGATCTACATTGGGTTCTTTGGATATATATGTTAGCGACTTTGAGATTTCTTCTGTATCTGCCATATCTTACTATTGTATCATTTGATTCAAACTATTTGCGGGGGAATCATTTCATAATGGTCATCCTCCAATTCTTCTACATGAATAAATGCTCCTCTTCTTACATGTCTCTTATGTTTTGGTGGTATCTTTACAGGTACACAACCATTCTTTTCTTTAATATAAACGAAACAAAATCTAGGATTTGGGGCTAGGTTTCTTACTCTACCACGATATACTCTAGCTTTTTTAATAGCTAATGGTATATTGTCATCAAGTAAGTCTTGACCTACTTCGTCAATCCAAGTGTTTCTACCTTTTCCTGATATAGATTCTTCTGTAAGAACATTGAATGCTATGTCACTAGCTTGCTCAAAAGGAATTTCATATTCCTTTGCTATTTCTGATAATCTTTTTTTTGCCACTAATATCCCCCTTTATGTTGCATTGTTGTATTTAATGTTCGTTTTTTTACATGGTCTGGCCCTTCGCCTCCATTCATCATTCGTAGGTATCTTATTACATCAAAAAAATCCTTCAGTGCCTCGTCTGCTTTTCCATTACTTCCATAGTTTATCAGTGAATCAATTAGGTTACCACAGTCTTCATGTATATAACATTGAGGTCTATTAGCTTCATCAATAGGAATATTAGGATTATAGTTAAACCATTCATCTAGGGCATTGATGCCCATCTCCTCTATTCTACCATCACTAGCAAGAAAGTTCATTCCATAATCATCGAATGCTCTATATAGGTCATCGTTGTTCTCATTCTCTTTTGCAAAGAATCTTGAGTCACCTATTCTTTCAAAAATATTTATGCCCAAGTCTTCTTCTACTTCTTTGAACAACTCTACATACCCCTCAACATTTAGCCCTATCTTTTTTGCCGCTGGCCCATATCTCCACTTTGGATCACCAAAGATTGCCCACTCTCCATATCTATTCCTATCAGGGAACTCTTGTCTGATAAATACATTCTTATCTTCATCTACACCTGCCCATATAGCAGTATAGTTTCTAGCACCTGCTGGGTCTACTACCATATAACAAGTATACTTATTCTTCTCAGATATATCTGGGAACTTCATGCCATACTTGTTTTCTTTGTCGCCCAAAACATTTACCTCAGTATTGAACAATGGTAATAATGTAGTCATTGACTTGACTGGCACACCATATGCTCTAACTAGTATCTCTTCCTCTGGTGCAGTCTTTAGGTCTTTTGCTATTCGTTCATATCCCCCAAATGGATTTTCGTCTGAATGTAAATAAACTATGGATGCATCTCTCTCGCTACTATACTGCTTCACAGGTAATGACTTATTATTTAACAACTCAGCTTCTCTTGTTTCTAGTGTTTCTGCTCCTTTTAGATATTCTGATATAAATGGTGTATAGCCATCAATCGGTGTGAATCCTATGAGTAGCTTAGAGTTTCTTGTTGCTAATCTAAATCTAAGAGTGTTTACCAAGGTAGCATCACCCAAGTATTCATCTAACCATGCGCCAAGGTTTATAGTCTTGGGGTTCTTGAACCCAAATTCAAAACCCTCCAATATAGTCTGATTGTTACTAAACTGTGTATAAGTCTTGAAGTCTACTCTAGTCTTGGTATCAGGAAAGATAAAGCTACTACCTGTAAACCCATTCTGCATAGAGAAGTTTATATATCCCTCAATACTTTTGGTCTTCTTCTTAAACTCTTTGGGCATCATCTCCCATACCGCAGCTTGTTGTACCTTTACAGATGTATCAGCATTTTGCGAAAAGCAAACAATATGTCCATTGTTATTCTCCATGACTGACTGCATCATTATCTTTGCACAACCTGTAGTCTTACCACTTCTGTTACCCCCTAGTGTTAAACACTCATCAAATTCACCCAACCCATCCCGGATTCTATTCCAACCATTGAGATCAAAACCATATCTGATTGGGTCATCTATTGATGCTTCTATCCTACCCTCATGGGCTTTGTGCAAATCAACCAACAGATTTGGGTCTTTCTCACCTAAGAGAACTATCTCCTCATCACTTGGGGGCTTGAGGATAGGGTGGTTAGTAAATCGTATCTCCATCCTCGTCTTCTTCTTCTAGTTCTTCTTCAGCCCAAATAATATCAAGGATATCTTCTTTGCCCTCCATATCATCTTTGGTCTCTCTTAATAACATTCTACCTACCTTATGATTACTATAATCATAGAATAAATCACCATCATCATCCATGACTATAAACATATAGTTACTAAAGTGTTCGCCTAAGTTGCCACGAACCCTATCAAACAAATCATCGTAATCACTATCAATCGCCATCTATATCTATTACTTCACCTTTTATTTTCTTTAACCTAGCTTTTGCGGCACTTAATGTATCCTCGTAATCTTGTTGAGTGTACACCTTTCTGTCCTCAGTTATCTGTGTAGCCTCACCCCTAGCAGTTAATGCTTCTCTACCTGCATTGGCCTTAGCTATACTAAGCTCCTTCAAATCCCTAAATGTAACATCTAGCTCGCCCCTTTCCATCTTACCACGAACCTCTTCTACTAAATCCTCCTCTAAACTACTCAGTTGTAGATAGTTTTTGGCGGCTATCTGACCTGCCATCTCCTTGAACTTACCGAAGTAGTCTGCATAGTCTACCAATACACTGACTACACTGTTACGATCATACTTGTACTTCCTTATAATCCTTGTCTGAGTATTACCTGTAGCAAACAAATACAATATATTGGCCACCTTTTCTGGATTGTAAGTACTAATACTCTTGGTGTGAAGTCCTATCTTCTTCTCAGACACCTCACTTATGGCTTCCCTTATTTGTTTTATAAGCTCTTCCTTCTCCATTGTGAATAATTATTTACACTTTTTGCTTGACAGTCAAGATAATATTAATGTATACTTCATTCAGTGTACATAATGATGCTCCTATTCATAAGTATTTGGTAGTCGGTAGCTACTCTCTTACCAAAAGAGAGTGTACTTAAGTATACACCATAATAGTTATACGAAGCCCTTTGAGCTTTATATTTTTTTAAGGGCGAGTTTATGATATATACAGACACCACCGGGTCGTGGTTGCCCCCCCTCGCCCACCATCAGATACTTTGTGCTAACTTTTATTAGGGTTTTCTCGTGGAATTTTCCCCATACTATATGAGTGCCGACTTTTTTCTCATTTACCCAAATGAATCTTGGTCGATTCACCTGATGAAATTGTTGGGTCGGCTGAAAGGGATTGCCGCAAAAAATCCTTCCAGTTTTTGCTGACAAGTTCTCGACAAGTTCTTACCAGAATTTGCTACATATATTAGGGGGTATCTTTTGGGGTACATTTAGGTATTGACAAAATGGCCAACTCTGTTACGGATCGAAGTGTCCTTAACTTAATAAGGATATAACACACTCAAAAATATATGAAAAACACACTCAAAAAAATTAAAGCAAGGTTGTTAAGACCTTTAACAAGATACATCGAGAGCAAGGCAGAGAGCATTGTTCTTTATACTTACGAGGAAGCACACTCAGAGATGGAATCTAAGATTGATAACTGTGTTAGCCTCGATTGGTTCTCAGAAGAGATTGAAGAGACTAATGCATTCCAAGAGCTAAAGTCAGAGG